CGAGTACCTTTTGCTCTATAGAGGTCCTTGATATTTTTTAGAATATTTCTTTGATCTACTCCTGCCGCCAAACTTCGAGGAATAGTTTTCATAAACGATTCTTTGAATCGGTCAAAGAAGGTGTCTACCGTATCGTCAACATCTGCATAAGACAGTAAGTTAGATACATTCTCAACTGGGTTGGCACGATACTTACTTATAGTTCCAGTAGCACCAGATGAAGCACCAGTAATCTTTTCTCCAATAAGAAAAGCATTTTGTGTTGATATAAAAAGTCTACTATTGGTATTGATATCTTCTACCCTAATAGTAGCAGTTGCTTTAGATGTTTCTCCAGTTATGGTTTCACCATTTTCAAATACAGATATACCAGAGTCCTCAAGAACAAACTTATTATCTTTCCGACCTGTGGGCCCTTGATCCTCATTTTGTAGTTGAATAAAGTTGACCTCGTCTTCCATCAAGAGTTGGTCAACAGCACCAATATTGGTTAGTGTAAGTTCAGCACTTTCTAGAAACTCATAATATTTTTCTACAAAAGGAATAACCCCAGCGTTGTCTGCTCGGACAAACTCTGGAAACTGTTCCGTTATTCTTACAGAAACTTTATTATCTAGTTTTTTCATTAGTAAGAGGATGTAGTGCTATATGCAGTTCCGGCGTTAGATGTTCCTGCCGCAATAGTATCTACAGCACCTGTTACACTCATATTGGTAGAGTCTATCTGAAACACCTGATTTCTCACAGGCACCAAGTCGTTAGACGCTGGCTTCATTGTGAAGGTAATAGTTCCATTAGCATTAGAAACTGACGTTATGTTTATGGAGTTTATAATAATCTTCCCAGTAGAATAATTGATAGTTCCTGCTTCGGGGTCTACTGTCGTTTTAGTCGAACCCGTAAGATAATACGTTTTCATATTACCAGCACCATCATCATCCAAATATAGTGTGTTAGTATTTCCGTCTATAATAAAGCCTGTAGATGTTACTACTGGCTGCTGTCCAGAAATGTCTCCGCCACTATGCTCAATAGCATTTGCAAAGTCTATGGTATATTTTGTTGCAGTAGCCAATGTAGGTGTCTGGTCATAAGATGCTCTGATACTTGTTATGTTAGAAACAATAGCAGTATCCACATCATCAATCTTTCTTGTAAACTGAGAGAAACGGAATATCTGTTCAAACTTCTCTAGGTCAGTATCACTGAAATTCTCTATCATTGTAGTAACTTCTGTTTCAAGGTCTGAACCTGTTTTGGTTGTTGATGAATCATTAAATTTAAAGTTTACTGTAGGTATAATCTGTATAGTAATGGGATCAATAAATTCTGGTGTGATACTTGCAACCGTATAGTCTTTTAGTGACTGCACCAAGTTTGCCTTTGTAGTTGTCGTTAGGTTGTACCCAGTCTTTGGACGAATACTCATATACACCTTACCATACACAACAGGATCTGCATACTCCCCGCCCCACACAGCAACCGACTCGATGTTTGGATATAACTGATGGAGTAGTGCTTTATAGTCAGCAGCAGTCACTGCTCTATTCTGTGTGGCATAACTGAATGGTGCATTGTATTTTATCGAATCAATATTCTCTGCAATGGAACCACCAGAGGCTGCTGTCTCTGTAGCAACTGTAATATCTGTTCCTGTACCTATAGCACCTGACGATTGAAATACTGAAGCTCCGTTTGCATCTGTTCCATTTGTTATCACATAAGATGCCTTGACAATATTACCGTCTGTCAATTTCTTACCAACAACACCATCACCAAAATATATCTCCCATTCACCAGCAGTAGTTTCTTGTGTGAAGAATGCTGCCGTTGTAGATTTTACATCAACAAGATTGTTTGCTTTGGTGTAGGTTGTCAGTGTAGAATCTGTGGCACTAGTCTGTACTTGAATCGTCAAGGTAGAAATGTCTACATTATCATTAGGAAGAATAAACTTCTCATCTGAGTCCGAAGCGTTATGAGTAAATTCTGTCGTAAGATAAGTTCCTTCGTAAACAGGAATATTAGAAAAGAGATACACACCATCAGATGGTTGAATAGTTCTTGCGGTGATGTTTACAAACTGATAAGACTTTCCACTAACATTGGTTGTAAACACATGACCGGCCGACATAGTGAGGGACCCACCAGTTGCATCATTGACTGTGACATTGATATATGCAACAGGAGCAGTTACGGATACTGGTGTATACCCCAACGCCTTTGCATGAGATACTACAGAATTTCTTTTGACCGCAGTATCAAGGAACATTTCATTTGCAGCCATGTTGGCCATAAAGGCATTGTAGTGTGTATTATAAGCAAGAACGTCTAAAAGGATATTCAGACCCCCTCCTTCAAAATCATAGTCAGTAAATTCCGACTGACCCTTGAGATAAGTTTTGAGATTTGTTTTGATTGTATCAAAATCTAAATCTGTAACTTCTAGTTTACCAGCTGTGTTTAGTGCCATTTATCTTACCTTGTCTAAAAATACTTCAATGTCGTGTATCTCGTTGGGTACATTCGCCAATGAAAAACTTACAGTAATGCCTAACTTGTTTTGGTCTAACTCATTATATCCTCGACCATCATTCACCTTTACTTCTTCTAAAACAACTCTCGGTTCATAAATGGATATCACATCTTCTATTGCAGCCTGTAGTTCTACTTCCTTCAATGGAGTAAAGTTTTCAAATAGAGAACCATGAACCCCACCACCAATCTCTGGATGAAATGGTTTCTCTCCAGAATTGAGTAACACCAGATTTCGGACTGATCTTTTGACAGCCTGTATATCTGTAACCTTACTCACATCAGAGGATGTGGGATGCTTTGTAAAAAATAAGTTTAGGTCCTTATAGATGAAAGTACTTCTAGGACTCTCGTTTACTGCTTGGGCATCATCGTACCCTGTGTTATATGTAATAGGCATATTTACTATTTATATCATTTATTATTGGTTTCCACCACCACCCTCATCCGACCCACTGTCGTATGTAGTATCATCAACGTCTGTATTATTAGTATTACTATCTGCAGCGTTGTCTGTTGTAGTAGTACCTGTCGCAGCAGCAGCACTATCACTTTTCACTCCATGGAGACTACTACACCCATTGGGAATAGTCCAAGAACCAGCAGTACTATGAACAACTTTTACATTTGGACCATAGGCACACCCATTTTTAGAAAATCTAAATGTTGCCCTGTTACCATTTGTCTGTCCTGAATAACTACCTTGCTCTCCATTCACTGTACAAGTTCCACCAATAACACCTATAAGAACAACCAACTTCTTATTTTTCTCACTAATAGGTTTCCAACGTAAATTTCCACCTCCGCTTGCATGACCGCCCCCGCCACCCTTCTTCCTACCAGTTGTTTTCTTATGACTACCATCTGGTCTGTCAGGAAGAGTTACTCCCGCACTCTTATTCCAAGTACCATCAGTAAAGGCACCCAGACCAACATTATATTTGGCCGTTACACTTACCTCAGCTGAAGTGACTTTGACTGTAACTGTTGCTGAGATCAAAGACATTACTCTACCTCCTCGTTATGTAAATCTCTAATCTTTTCAGCATTCTTATTGAGGGCCAAACCTGTTGATCCTGCAAAAGGATTCGTTTGTGGTTTACCCAAATCATCCATACCAACTGAGGGCCCGGTCATCTGCATCCAGTTTACATGAGTCGCATCAGAGAGTGCTCCCCAAGTACCTATATCGCCTTCGGCATTACTATAGGCTCCAGGTAGTGCGGCTGTCACAGAGTCTGCTGCTTTGAAAGCAAAGTTTACTCTGGCCTGTAATGTATTTCTAGACTTTGGTGAATCAGTTAGGTCTACAGTAGCCCCACCTTCATGTACGATAGCACCTCCAGGTAATTGTTGATTGCCGGCAAAGTCTGAACCAAATGCCATCCCTGCAAACGGATCACCGTGAGGTACTTTCAAAACTATTCTACCACCAGAAGCTCCTAATGCCTTTGACTCAAGATGTATCAAACCACCAAAAGGTTCGTCTTGTCCACCCATACCATTATACCCAGTACCCACTTCTGTATCAGCAGCAAAACCATTGGCCAAGGCCTTGATCTGTGCACCATGAAGATTGATAGTATTTTCCAATGCCTCAATGTTTACATTATGTCCTCTGAGGTTCAAGTCTCCTTTGGCGTGTATGTCAATGTTGTGGTCAGAGACTAAACGAATATTCCATTTGGCTCCAACTGTCATTTGGTCATTCGCTCGTATCATCACTTCATCATCACCCGTCCAAAGTATCTTACCCTTTACATAAAGATAATCATCGTGAATGGTTAGATTGTGATTGTCTCCTACGACCTTTGTAGTTTTATTACCACTGTCATCAATCTCGTAATAGGTACCAGACCTATGTTCCTGATTGATTCTCTCTGCCCCAGGAGTATCATCATATTCCATGATGTGTCCTGACTCAGATTCATAAACATGGTTGTAAGGATATCGGGCGGCATTCGCTGAAGTAGGCTCACTCCAATAATGTGTCATTATTTCCGCAGTTCTCTCCCCACCACTAAAAGCATCTTTACCACCGTCAACAAACATACCATGACCTATGTTGATCCACTTCTCTCTTGTCTCTGCTCTCCGGGTTATACTCCAATGACCGTGAAGAAGAACAACACCCCCACCCTTATATTCGGAGAACTCGGGTGCACCAAGTGGATAGTCCCAATCAGCAGTCGTGGCCATGGGATTAACTTTTACGTTAGCGGAATACGTTGTTAGATTTTTAGCACCCTTCTCTGTTCCCGGTCCAGAAATACAAGTACCATCGGCCGATCCTAAAACAATAGTAAATCCTGCCTTGGCTGTTCCAGAAACTTTGTTTGCCCGAAAACGTCTTCCATTTAGTTCTTGCATTCCCATCACACCAGAGATCATTATAACATCACCCGTTTCAAAAGGTTCAGTATGTCCTCCCTCTGTTGTAACTGTAATAGGAGCGGTATTTGTAATATTGGTTATCTTCATACCACCCTTGGCCAGACGATTGATATCTTCTCTTGGAATAGCAACTCGTTCCGATCCCTTCACATCAGCGAACTTGCGTTGGCCTCCTATCTTACGACCAATAACTGCATCATCATATAACTTTTCTACTCTTTTATAAGTTGAAGGACCATAATGATCTTTGAGTTTATTTTTGGTAGTAAAATATAAAGCCGGGTACGGTTGTCTATATTTTTTACTAACTTCTTTGAGGACAGGATAACTAATTTCGGCCCCATCAAAATAACCGGTACTAATAACATGACCCAAGTTTATATTGGACATATTATCACTCTTACCAGTTTCAGTCCAGAACTTCTCTGCATCTTCAGGAGGACCTACCAGTCGTCTAGTAGTTCCATATGTTTCGTAAAGAACATCTGTATGGGTTAGGGTTGTAAAGTTTTTATCAACACCTTTAGGTAGAGCAAGAGCTTCATGTCTTGCTTTGGCATATGATGCGGCCGCACCATAAAGTATCTCATCACCATACATCTTCATTCTATCAAAAGCACCATCACCCCAATTGGTATGTGTATCTACAAAATCTGCTTTGGGTGTAACAGTACCGGAACCTTGATATCTCCAAGAGTTTCTACCTGGGGGGAATGGAATTGTAGCCAACATGGATTCATCATTCAAATCAAAGAAACCATATTTACCATCCTTTCTAGCACTACCCCAACTACCTTTACCGCCACCACCACCTTTATGTTCTTCGCTTTCTCCTTGAGAAGGAAGAACATTTATACCAGGGAGAACACCTAGCACAAGCCATTCCTGTAGTAAGTCTGTATCACGACACATACAGATAACCCATACACCTTCTTCAATCCCTGGATGAGATTCACCAACACCCGAGTGGGTATGGCCTCCCACCGGGAGCATTACCTGGCTCCACGGCAAATCTTCTGTGGGAATTTTTTCAGTATCTTCTGTGTGAAACCCTAGTAATCGAACCCGAACTCTACCTAACTTACTAGGGTCTTGACGAGATTCTACTACGCCCATTGCGAACGCAACTTTGTCTAAACCAAACCATCCTATATTATCCATTACAATATTTATAATGAAAATACTAAATATGAATATTGAACGACCCTAACATAGAACTCCTATCAGAGTGTATTACTGATGCCCACAAACGTATAAAACTATACGAGATGTTACAGGGTGGACTATGGTATGCGATATTTCGTTCTAACTCCAATCAGGAAATTCTAAAAGAAAAAGAATTGATAGAGGAATTGGAGAGAATGAAATTAGATGTTATAGAATGGGACCGAAAAGTCCGCAGACGCAAAAAGGCCCCCATGCCTTTTCATCCATAGGGGCTAGGGGGCTCTTGATGACCTACTGATTATGTAGTTGGCCCGAGGCTCATCATTACATAATTCACTATGAAAAAGACCCCGATGGTCTTTTTTCGGTAGGATTTTTCTATCATGTATTGCCTACTATCATTCGTAGGACTTTTTCTCTATTATTGCGATTCACACCGACTGACAGATCGCAAGTCTGCCAGACAATCAATATCGTTTCATTATCTATCTCCATGAAAGTGATGGTGGCCATCTGTATGATGGGTATGTGAGTAGTGCCCATGCCAATGTGGCTGATAACACCTCCAGTTGTGCTGATGAACAGTTCCTCGATGATCGTAATACTGTGGAACATATGGACCAACGAACTGACCATTTACACATTTACTGTGAGGAAGTCTTGCACAGTTATAACCATAAATGTTACAACCATGAGACAAGTAATATTCTCCACAGTGTACAGGTGTGTGGCCATGGCCATGCCCGTGTCCATGCCCGTGTCCAGGCGGGGGGTAGTGACCATGTGGAACATCAAACAACCAATCCAAGGTGATACTCCAATGTACATCATCTGCATTGGTCGGCACACTCATGCCAAGGGTCAATGCTACTAAAGTAGCTCTCAAAAAATTATTCAATCTCACTTTTCTTCTTTCTCCAATCTGTCCATGCATCTCCATTATGTATTTCCCCAACAACAACATCTTCCTTCGGGACCCAAACTTCACAACGGAGTTCCAAATCTTTCACTTGATACTTTGTATCTTCTCGGTTTCTCGCTATGACCAGTCCACGTCTTGTAATACGTTTGTGGTCAACGACCGGTAAGTCTGCCAAAGAGTGCAGACCGCCAGGACGGTCATACTCATCAACAGGCCATTCGGCCTCATAATAACATCTGTAATGTGTTTCTTCACTCATAATATTGCTCCATATATGCTTTATACAACTTGCTCTCTAACCTATAAGCCTCTTTCTCCCATGGTGCATCATCGTATGTTATAGTATTTAGTTTGTATCGTTTGGTCTTCCATTGAGTCGTATTATCGTCGTAGTCCCAAAGTTCTTTTCGTAAAAACTGTTTCAGATGTACAAACTCATGTGCTAACCAAGTCAGGATATTCTCACGATCATGTTCCATACCGGTGTCTAGGTCAATTTGAAATTCTCTTGGTTGAGTCAAACTCCCAGTTATAGAACAGAACCCATAGGCACCAGCCTTTTGTTTCATATCTTTGACCAGTTGAATATCTACAATGAGATTATCAGAGTTTACCATTCTATTGCCAAGCAAACAAAAGGCATAATAGTATGACGCATCTGTTAGGTCTCGCACAAGGTCCTTGTTATGACTTCGATAACCATCAATGTACAGATTCATCTGGTTCAATCTCCTTGAACACAAAACGAATGACGTATTTGGTGTGTTCCGTTACCCATGGTTTATCCTCACGGGCGAACCCACCGTGGTCTTGTATCCACTGTCGAGCATCTTCGATATCATCAAACTCAGCAAGGACAGTAAACTTGCGTTGTTTTACATTGTGCATGACTAAATTTTTGTCGGCACCAGTAAACCCAAGGTTCCTGTGATCGTAATCGCACACTTGAAACTTCTCAATCTGCGGCATAATAACTGACATATTTTTCTCCTGTAAAAAGTTGGGAGTGCCCCTCAACCAGGGCGGGACACCCCCTGTTCACAATTTTAGTTGAACGAATAACCGTCATCATCGTCCTGTTCGTCGTCGTCATCAACATCATCAGCTTCATTCTGCTGGGACATAATGTCATCAACACTCACACCGGCATCAACCTTGGTGTACAGGTCAAGAAACGACTCCTTCGTTTCCGAATCGAAACGTGACACGCACATTTCAATGGCAGACATCTTGTTATCGAAAATGCCATAGGCACCTACGATGTGAACCAGACGGCGAGTGGAGATGATCTCATCAACGCCACCGTCCATGAACGTCTTGCGAATAACGTCTGCCCATTTGATAAGGTTATCGACAAAATCATCGTCGGCCTTATCAAGTTTCGCCAACTCATTGACGAGAATTTTCTTCTCAGTCTTGTTGGTCGGGTACGACTGCTCCAGAGTAATCGGGAACCGCTCGAGGAACGCCTCATTCAGTACGTTGGTACCGATGAACCGACCATCGTCAGAACCCTGGCCCTTGGTGTTGGCCGTAGCAATGACTGTGAAACCCGGTGTCGGGTGTACCCACTTGCCAATCTTCTTGATATAGATACTGGATCCCTCAAGGATAGGCTGTAAGCACATCACCTTGTTGGATGCCAAGTCGATTTCGTCAAGCAGAAGGACTGCACCACGTTTCATCGCCATCACGACAGGACCATCGTGCCAGACAGTCTCACCATTCACCAGACGGAAGCCACCAATCAGGTCATCTTCATCCGTTTCGATAGTGATGTTGGTACGGACAAACTCACGTTTGAGTTTCGCACACACCTCTTTCACCATGAGGGTCTTACCGTTGCCGGACATCCCCGTGATAAAGATGGGGTAGAACATCTTGGACTTCACAACCGATTTCACAGTGTTGAAGTTTCCGAAAGACACATACCCGTCAAAGGTATCCGGGACATAAGAGTCCTGTTCCTCAAGAACCGAGATGGCCGTGGGTGCCATGGCAACAGCCGAGACACTTTCAGTCGCCTGTACCGGTGCCGGGGTCGGAGTAGTCGTGCCACACTTGCCATCGACACTCGGCAGGTAGTACTCACCACGAACGCCAGTCTTGAGTTTCTTGAGCCAAGACGGAACGCCAGCAAGACTCAGTGATTCCTTGACGGCCATCGCTTCGGGCCGTGTGATAGTCGTGCGGTTCTCGCCCAACATCTCACGTGCGGCATTCACAAAGTCCACCTTGCGGTCGTTCATATTGATAATTTTCATACTGTTTCCTTTTTCAGTTGTTTACGTTTAGACTATCAAGTCCATGATTCGGTTAGCAAGATAACGGTTGCCCGTTTTCTGCTTTTGATGTTTCATAAAGAGGGTCTTTAGTTTGCCCTTGGTGATATCTTCATCGACCTCACCCAGGCCACCCTCACTTGTTATGTTCTTCATTGTGGGAATGACATAATACTCATCATACCCAGCCGTTGTTACTGTTGCGAATCCCTCCTCGCGGATTTGTTTCCGGGCCTTCTTATGTTTCGCCGGATAAGAACTTCTCCAACCCAGGTACTTCTCAAGAATACTCCGACCAACAGTTTTACCCTGTACCAAAAAGATGCCGATATTGTTTATACCATAACGGTCCTTCATCAGTTTCAGAAGGAACTGCACTTGCAGTTCAGCCCAATGGCCATAGTGTCGTACCATGTTCGCCTTCGCATAACTCGGGCTAGTAATGTTGTACTGCTTTCTGGTAATCGGATCCTGATAATAGATATCAGTTCGTCCCATTGTCAGATGCTCATACCCAAAACCACTATCGGTATACTCGTCAACTCGTTTTCTCCAGCAACTGTTCGCTTCGCCATCGGTCAATGTGATAAGGTTCACCTTGTCCAGTTTGTAATCTCGTTTGAACGCAGGCAATATCTCATTCATCACCATCAGGCCTTCGACCAACGGGGTTGAACCCAGATCAAACTTGCCCCATCCTGTACGATTGTAATAATCCTGGTTCGTGAATCCAAACTGATACAGATTATACAGCGATTCGTTTTGTTTCTGACCAGACTGTCGTGAGGACACAAGGTTCAGTAAACGAAAGCCTCTGGTATCGTCCATGGCGATATCGTGATGGTTCTGTTTCCACAGAATCGGATACTTTCTACGAATGTAATCCTCATGGGACTCATCATCACGTTGCTCCACCTTCTCGTTATACCACTGATTGGTGAACGCATACACTTCAAACGGTATATTGACCTTTGAACAGAACCAAACAAGGTTCAGAACCTGTTTGATGGTGTCAAACATCTGACCGTGCATCGACCCACTCCAATCGAGGAGCATCAGCAGTCCATGGTTCTTGCCATCATGCACAATCGCACGTTTCAGAAACAGGTCATCGTTATACTTGTATGAGTGCAACGCATTCACATTCAGCACACCCGTCTTATTGATCGAGGTTCGCTTGTATTCCTCTGCAGCTTTCTTTCGTTCAAACTCCTTGACCATGTAATTCACGATCTTGATTGAGGCATTACGGTACGACTTGTAATCAGCACGCAACTCGGGTTCGAGCTTCGGCATAAACTGGCCATCGTATCGGTCCTTCTCATATTCTTCCATGTCGGCAATTTTTTCAGCACTGGCCTTGTACATTTGTTCAAGTTTGTCCGTCATGCCTTTACGAACCACGTCATGGTTGATGATGAGAGTATTCAAATTCGGCTTCGGCAGATTGATATACATTCGATTGGCCGCATAGGCATCTCGCAGTTCTTCAATTCTGGCTTCATACTCGGCCTGGGTGTTGACTTCCTCGTCATCCACCTCGTGTTCTTCTTTGTCGAACCCTTCACCGGCAGATTCCAGATCGTCAGTCGGAACTTCGATTTCCTCACCGTCGCCAATGTTATCATCAGACTCCTCAAAGCCCGGAAAGAATTCCTCAGGAAAGGTCTCGGGTTCGTCCTCTTCGGCATAGTGCTTCATAATCTCTTTAGAAACACGAACCGCATCGTCAAAGGTTTCGCATTGATCCACTAAGCGGATCAAATACTGTTCTTCATCAAAGAAAGGAACACACAAAGACGCACCGCCCTTAAAATGTATGTTCAAACGATCAAGGAGGTTCATCTCGTCCCAGCGTTTTCCCGAAGCCAACTCACCGAAGAAGCCTCTTTCAAAGAGTTCCCGATAGCCGGTCACGAAACAAGCACGCAGACCAGGATACTTTCGCTGAACTTTTCTTTCGATACGAGGATCTTCCACGATGTTCAGGACATTCTTCGACACGCCTTCCTTGACAATGGCCTGTTCCCAGGCATTCTCGGGTGTATACAAAGAGTGACCGACCTCATGTCCGATCAACATATCAATCAAAGAAGATGAGACATTCTTCCAAACCGGTAGAGTCAACACACGTTGCTTTACATCAAACGAAGCCGTCTTGGCATTCGGATCATGCTGAACAAAGATGTTCTCCTCGGCCAACAGTTTGGCTAATTGATTTTTGGTTTTCATGTAAAAAATTTTCCTCGCGATTTTAAATCGCATTTCGCTTTTGTGGTTGCGTTTTCGCTACTGTGGTAGTGTACGATAAGCATCCTCTTACACGTTTCGTTTCTCAGGAAGACCCCTATAGGCGTTCTCCATATACCAACGATTGACAGCAACGCCATCCACCATCTCTTTTATATTGAGAGGGGAATGCTCAGGGTCCATTCTAGAACCATACTCGTTTTTGAACTGCTGAATCGCAGCATAGTGTTGAGT